ATCGACTGGTTGTTCAGGCTTCCGGTACGGACCGTATTCGCTTTCATACACACCTTTCGTCCATTGGTTACCCTTTTCTGGTGCTGATGGGCAACGGCGACTGGTGGCATCTGCGCAGTGACGCAGCGGGTAGCTGGTGGCCTGTCGGGCGCCTGGACGGCTCGTCACTGGGACACATTGCCTTCGAGACCACGCTGTCCGTTTTACCGGGTGGATATGCCGCTTTGAACGGCTCGTTGCTCAGCCGCACTGAGTGGCCGTGGCTCTGGGACCACGCGCAACAGTCCGGCATGTTGCGCTCCGAAGCTGATCGCGCCGGTGCATGGTCCTCTGGTGACGGAGCCACAAACTTCCGATTGCCAGAAGCCCGTGGCGAGTTCCTGCGGCTACTGTCTGAAGGCGGTTTGATTGATCCGGGGCGTGTAGCGGGGTCCTGGCAAAAAGGCTCGCTGGTCCAGGGCGACAATGGCGTTGGCGACAATATTCTGTTCGCGACAAACATCATTTCCCAGAAAGCCTTGCTGGGGTTCGACATGGGCAATTACACCGACTATGCGGGCTCCACGGTCAAATACATCACCCCTTCTGAAACCGTTTCGCCGATTTCCGACGCAGACCTGTTGAATCATGGCGGCATCACCCGTCCCCGAAACATTGCCTATCCGGGCCGGATCAAACTTATCTGAGGTGCTCATGTTTAATTATTTGTTTGATCACGTGGGCTGTCTGTCCGGTCCCGCTGAGTTTGCCGAGACGCCTGGACTTGGCGTTCAGTTGCCCAGCAATTCAGTGCAGTTGCCTTTCGAATTGCCATCGCCTGGAAAGGGCCGTGTCTGGGTTCTGGTGAACGGTGTTCCTCGTGAGCTGACCGATCACCGGGGACTGGTTTACAGAAAGGACAGCGGTGCGAAACAGATCTGGGATGAACCAGGTGAGTTGCCGGATGACCTCACTGCCGATGTCTGCCCGGGAGAGGGATATATCTGGACTGGTCAGGCGTGGATGTTCGATGAAACGGCCCATCTGTCCGCGATCAAGTCTGGCCTTTTTGACAAGCGCGACAAGCTGCTTCGCGACGCCGTCCTGCGCATCGCCCCCCTGCAATATGCCGAAGACATCGGCGATGCCAGCCACGAAGAGCAACTGCAACTGCTCGAATGGAAGCTCTACTGCGTGGAGCTGAACCGCATCGAAACGCAGACCGGTTTTCCGGAACAGATCACCTGGCCGGCAGCACCCGGCGCAACCGTAACCAGCTGACAGAAGCACAGGGAACAGTGCAATGGACTATCCAAAAAGCATCCCCGGCGTCGGCCTGGTCGACGGTGGTTTTATCGATGAAAACCCCGTCGCCGGCACGCCAGGATCGTTGATCCCCGCCGCCTGGGGGAACAGTGTCACGCAAGAAATTCTCAACGCTATCAAGGCTGCAGGACTCACCCCGGACGAGAGCAAGACCAACCAGCTGGCAACGGCCATTGGCGCCCTGGTCGACTTCACCAAACTGAAGAACACCCCGACCACGCTGGCCGGTTACGGCATCACCGATGCGGTAGGGCGGTTGCTGGCGGTCAGGCAGATCGAGACGGTCGGGATCACGGTTTACAAGCCGAATCCGAGGGCCAAGCGGATTCGCGTGCGGTTGATCGGGGCGGGTGGATCGGGTGGCGGCTGCGAACCTGTTCCGGCGGGTACCCAAATCCTCGGCGGCGGTGGCGGGTCCGGCGCGTATGCGGAAAGCCTGTATGACGTCACCGCACAAATGCTCGCCGGCGTACCGGTTTCGTTGGGCGCCGGGGGTGCCGTCAGCAACACCACGGGCCTTGCGGGCGGCGGAGCGTCCTTTGGTAGCTACATGAGTGTTTCGGGCGGCGGTGGCGGGCAGAAACTGGGGATCGTGGTCACAGGCACTTCGTCAGGATTCATTCAGGGCGGGGTAGGTGGGTTGCTGACTGGGGGCAATCTCTGCAGCGCTCGCGGTATCACCGGAGGTTTTGGAATGAGCAACGCCAATTGGGGATTGCTGTCGGGTTGCGGAGCTCCGAGTCCGTTCGACGGCGGCGGCTCTTTCAGCGGGTCAAACACCGTTGGCAATGCAGGTGTTCGAGGCTCGGGCGGCAGTGGCTCCTGCTCGGTTCACGCTACTGCGTCAATCGTAAGCGGCGCTGGCGGCAACGCCTTCTGTGAAATCTGGGAGTACGAGTAATGGCTCGTTATGCACGCATTGAAAACGGTGTCGCCGTCGAAGTGATCGACACCGGTGACTACGCGATCGAGCAACTGTTTGCGCCGGCGTTCGTTGCGGCGATGGTGCAGGTGCCCGAAGGTGTTGATGTTGAAATCGGCGCGCAGATGTCTGAGTTGACGCCCGCTGTCGAGCCTCTGCGCGAACCGCCAGGTCCTGAAATCGCTCAGGCGGCAACGGTCGAGGACAACGAGTCTTTGACGGCTGCGCGCGCCTGGCGCCAGTCGGCGCTGGCGGCCACCGAATGGTTGGTCACCCGCCATCGCGACGAGCAGGAACTGGGACGCGGCACCACGCTCAAGGCCCAGCATTATCTGGAATTGCTCGAGTACCGCCAGGCGCTGCGCGACTGGCCTGACTCAATCCATTTTCCGGCAGTAGTTTTGCGCCCGGCGGCACCGGAGTGGATGGCCGCCGTTCATGGTTGAGGTCTTGTTTTGATGTTCTCGAATAGGGAGAAGAGTGATGGATTACCCAAAAAACATTCCCAGCGCAGGTTTGGTGAATGGCAGGTTTGTTGATGAAAACCCTCTTACCGGAACCCCGGGTTCGTTGATTCCGGCAAGCTGGGGAAATGGCGTTACGCAAGAGATTCTTGAGGTCATCAAAAGCGCAGGGTCGGCTGCCGATGAAAGTGATAACACTCAGCTCAAGGCGGCAATCGATACGCTGATTTCGAAGAAACAAAGCGACAGTCTGGCCAGCCAGGAAGACGCAGAGGCGGGCGTCAGCAGCACGCGGTTGATGACGCCGTTACGAGTGTTTCAATCCATAGCGAAAAAAATGCAACAGGCGACCGAGTCGCTGATGGGGATTGCAAAAGTTGCTTCTCAGGCAGAGGTCAACGCCGGTGCCAGTGATACGTCTATCGTGACCCCTAAAAAACTCAGGCTTGGGTTCATGGTGAGGCTGGGGGCATCCGGTTATGTCGTTTTCCCCTCGTGGATGGGGGGGGTGATTATCCAGTGGATCACCGGAGGCGCGAGCCAGGCGAGCAACAATGGCTACGGCGACCTGAATCTATGGCCGTTGGTCTTTCCCAACACACTGTTTCTTGCCGTCGCGACCCATGAAGGCACGGCACCCGGAACGCAGCTGACCTGGAACATCAACGCGACCGTGAGTCGGCAGGCAGGCATCAATGTTCGTTGTCCTGAATGGCCGTCAGGCTCCATTGCTGCTCGTGTCATCGGAATAGGAAACTGAGTATGTATTACTTTTCTCCGGCTACTTCCGGCTTTTATCACTCCGATCTGCACGGCGCCAATATCCCCGCTGATGCCTTTGAATTGAGCGAGGGTGAGTATTGCGCGCTGGTCTCGAACGCTCCAAAAGGAACCGTTCTTAGCCTGACTGCCAACGGACGCCCGGAACGGGTGCTACTGGCTGAACAAACGCTTGATGCTACAGAGCGGGCCTGGCGAGACAAGGTATTGGATCGGACTCAATGGCTGGTTCTTCGCGATGCGGAAGAACTGGAAGTCGGCGAGGGAACAACCCTGCGCGGCGAAGAGTTCAAGCAACTGCTCGCCTATCGTCAGGCATTGCGCGACTGGCCCAACGATCCGGAGTTTCCGGATGCGCGTTCGCGTCCGGTAGAGCCGGATTGGCTGGAAGGCCTGCTGCGAGCGAACAACTGAGCGGATTGCCCGATGGGGCAAAACCGGACTACCAAGGAAAATCATTATGGACTACCCCAAAAGTGTTCCGGGGTCGGGTTTGGTCGACGGCAGATTCGTCGATGAAGACGCGATCGCCGGCACCCCTGGATCGTTGATACCTGCGAGCTGGGGCAACAGCGTTACTCAAGAAATTCTCGGCGCGATTACCGCCGCCGGCCTTAAGCCTGACGAGCAGCAGACCGATCAATTGGCGCAGGCGATTCGTCAATTGGCGAAGCCCGATCCACTGCAACAATTTCCGGTGCAGGTGTATCGCCGGAACGTCTTGATCAATGGCGGGTTTGATATCTGGCAACGCGGTCCAACCAATCTCGGGCCAAACATTGGCGGCTATGTGGCTGATCGTTTTCGCTGCGACTGGAATGGTAGTGCAGGAGTCGCCATATCTCAGCAGGGTTTTGCACCCGGTCAAACTGAAGTTGCCGATGAGCCGCAGTTTTTTCTGCGTTGGCAGCAGACTCAGGTGGGAGCTGGAGCCACGGTCCACAGAATCTCCCAGGCTATCGAATCGGTACGAACCCTGGCAGGCAAAACCGCTACCGTAACATTCTGGGCGCGGTCCGATGCGGCACGGCAGCTGAGAGTGTCGGTCACTCAGAACTTCGGCACCGCAGGTTCCGAGTCTGTTGAAAAAACGGTCGATGTCTTTCAACTGGGCACGTCGTGGAAGAAGTACAGCGCGTCATTTCGTCTGCCTGGTATTGCCGGGAAGATGCTGGGGGCCAACAACTTCGTGAGACTTGCGTTCGACTTGCCATTGAATGTTTTGCAGACCGTGGATCTGGCGCAGGTCCAGTTCGAGGAAGGGCCGGTATCCACTCCTTTCGAATACCGTCCCGTGGCTGAGGAGCTGATTCTTTGCCAGCGCTACTTCGAGAAGTCATTTACTACCTGGCTGCCGGTGAAGGCGAATAACGGCCCAGGCACATGTATTTCCACTTTCACACAAGTGGCCGGGCCCAATGCCGGCCAGTACGCAATGACAGTAGGCATGTTGGTACAAAAAAGAGTGTTGCCCACCGTCGTCATGTACTGCCCGGGGGATACCAGTAATCAAGTCTGGAATCAGAGCATGGGCAAAGCCTGCACCGGGAGTTATTTGCAGGGGCTGACTGAGCGTGCCATTTCGTTTGGTACCGTTACACCCGTCGGCAGCTTGCCCGGGCAGACATTACAGGTTGAATGGACTGCGGACGCAGAACTATAGGAGCACATATGGATTACCAAATGACTGTCAATGGTGTCTTGCGCCTGAGCGATTTGGCGTTCGTTCCGCAGGATCCCGCCAATCGTGACTGGCTTGAATATCAGGAATGGTTGTTGTCTGGTGGCCAGGTGCTGCCCTTGAATGACACACTCGAAAAGGCTGCTCCGGACAGCGCCGTGAAAACTCTGGCAAAAAAATGGCTGGCAGGCATTAGCCTCCAGCCATGATTCAATCGGCGCATCCAGGGAGGATCAAGCATTATGCAAATTACTGAAGACAACTTACTCAACATCATGCCCAACGCCCGCCGACAAGCGGGCGTTTTTGTTTCACCGCTCAACGATGCCATGGCGCGTCATCGCATCGATACGCCCAAGCGCGTCGCTGCGTTTCTCGCTCAGGTCGGCCATGAGTCCGGGCAATTGCGCTACGTGCGCGAACTGGGCGACAACCAGTATCTGAGCAAGTACGACACCGGCACGCTGGCCCTGCGTCTGGGCAACACGCCGGAAGCCGATGGCGACGGGCAGAAGTATCGTGGTCGCGGTCTGATCCAGATCACCGGCCGCACCAACTATCGCCAGTGCAGTCTCGGACTGTTTGGCGATGAGCGTCTGCTGTCGTTGCCCGAATTGCTTGAGCAACCGCAATGGGCGGCGGAGTCCGCCGCGTGGTTCTGGGAGCTGAACGGTTTGAACGAACTGGCGGATCGCGATCAGTTCAACACCATCACCCGTCGAATCAACGGCGGGTTGAACGGCTTGCAGGATCGCCTGGATCTCTGGGCGCGGGCGAGGGCGGTGTTATGTCCATCTCCTGGCGTGTAACCGGTGTTGTATTGCTGGTCCTGGGGGCAGCCGCGCTGGCCTGGCAATTCCAGGACTGGCGCTACGGCCGCCAACTGGCCGAGCAGGCCCGACAGCATGCCGAAACCCTCAACCAGCTGACTCAGGCTGCTGCCTCGGCGCAACAGGCCGAGCAGGACAAGCGTCTGGCCCTGGAGCAACGGCTCGCGGCCAGTGAACAAACCCATTATCGAGCGCTGAGCGATGCCCAACGTGATCAGGATCGCCTGCGCGATCGCCTTGCTACTGCCGATGTGCGGCTGTCAGTCCTTCTCGACGCCGGCGACGTTGCCCACGGCGGTGCGGTGCCAGCCACCGCCGGCACCGGCGGCGTGGATTCTGCAGCCGTACGCGCCCGACTTGACCCGGCGCATGCTCAACGAATTATCG